TAGATCAAGCCGACCTCGCACATACACACCAGCTCGGTGCGTGTGTTGTTGGGCAGGATGGCTTTCAGGTTGTACTTCTTGCCGTGGTAGGCCAGGCGGTGCGCCGTGGTCAGGTCGTCGCGGTAGCCGATCGTCACGCGCATCGTGGTGGCTGATTGCTGAGCGTCAGCGGCCAGGAACTCGCGCCCGTTGATGCCTTCGATGCTTGCCCACTCAGTGCCGATGGTTGCCCAGCCCTGAATCATTTCCCCGGTAACGGGATCTTGCGTCGAGGTATAGGCTTGCACCTCGACCGGATGGCGGCGGCGTCCGGTATTCATCACAGCACCGCCATCGATTTATACGGAGCCAGCAAGAGCTGGTAAGCCGTGTTCTCGTGGATTGGGCGGTCCGACTGGCGCTCACGGTTGACGTACAGATCCCCGGTCAGCAGCAGAACGGCGCATTGGATGGCCTCGGGCATGGGGTCGGGCAGATCGTCGCCCAGGTACTGCTCGACGTGCCGGGTTGCGGCGTCCAGGTAGATCTGAATCAGCGGGTCTTCCATTGCGTGCATGACGCGCAGGTGTTGCTTGGCTTCGGCCACGGTAATCATACGAAAAATACCTCGGTGTCGATTTCAATGGGGGCGGCTGCGGCTTGGGCGGCGCCCATTGCCATTGCCAGTGCTTGCAGGCCGTCGATGCGGCCCGTGCGGCGTGATTTGTCGAGCTTGCGGCCACCGGCTGGATCTTTCACAGCGACGGCGTTCGCGGCGCACATGGTCAGCACCGGGTGGTTGCCGTGGGCGATGCGCCCGTTCAGCAGCTCGGCTTCCAGGGCGTCGAGTGCTGGCGACATATCCTTGAAGCCTTGGCCGTGCGGCACTAGCGGCAGATCGAGGCCCAGGCGGTCGAGTTCTTTCTTGAAAATGTCGATACGCCAGCGGTCGAAGGCGATGGCCTGAATGTCCACGTCAGACAGGATCTCGGCCATATCGGCGGCAACGTGTTCATAGTCCACTGTCGCGCCTGGTGTCGTGCGCAGATAACCCTCTGCTGCCCACTGGTCATACGGGGCGCGGTCTTTCTTGGCGCGGTCGAAGATGCCCTGCTCGGGCGTCCAGAAGTACGGGCGAACCTGCCAGACGCCAGCGGTTTTGCCGATCAGCACCAGGGCGGTAAGGTCGGTTCGGGCGGACAGGTCCAGGCCGGCATAGACGGGACCGTCGAAAGGTTCTGGCTCGGCATCGCAGGCCATCCACACGTCAGGCGATATGAACGGGCTGTCGAGGCTCACACGCTGGTTTAACAGCAGGTTGCGCGCCGTGTTGCTCATGCTCGGCATCCGCGCCGCTTGCTGCATCTGCTCGCGTAGATCGTCCTCGGAGCGGAACAGGCCCAGCGCCGGGTTGGCTGCTTTCCAGGCATCTTCGTCTAGCAGGTCGCAGCCCTTCGGCGCGGTGTACAGGTGGCAGACGATGCGCGGGTCTTTCGACTGCTTGGCGTCGTCGATCCACTGGCTCAGCAGATCGGCATCGTTCGCGGCTTGGGTACTGATAGCGATCAGCAGCGGGTCAGCGTGTGCGCCCTGGCTGGTCGTGATCGCGTCCACGAAGTCCGATTGAGGCCCGCGGATCTGGCCTATCTCGTCCAGGATGGCGAGCACCGGAGAAAGGCCGTGGGCGGTCTTGCCGTCAGCCGCCAAGGCGCGAAACTCGGTATTCAGCGGCAGACCTAGCAGGCGCTTCCCGCTCGGCACGATGCGGACGATCTTCGACAAGGCCGGCGACTGTTGAACCATCTTCGATGCCAGGTTGAACACCAGCGCAGCCTGGTCCCGGCTCATCGCGCCCGACACTAGCTGGCTGTTCTGCTTGGCTTCAGGCCCGACCAGATGCGCCAGGATCAGGCCAGCGATCAATCCACTTTTCCCGTTCTTACGGCTCACAGATAGGATGGCGCGCCGGGTGCCGTGCGGGTTTGAATATACGTCGCGGATGAACTGCTTTTGGAACTCGGCCAGGACCAGCGGCTTGCCCACGTCCGCACCTTCCGGCGTGACGCAGTAGCGTTCGACAAACTGAATGATCTTCTCGGCGCGGCTCATTGCATCGTTGCCAGGGTTGGGATCAGGTCGTCGTCGAGCTGAGCGCGGGCGTCTCGCTCCAGGGCGGCGCCTTTCGGGATGTTTTGCGCCTTGCCCACGGTGGCGATGGTATCGACCTTGAGCTGTCGGCCAGTTGCCAGGGCGCGGCGGGTCATCTTGTCCAGCAGATCGCAGGCGGGGTTCGGCTTGCCGTCCACCAGCAGCCCGTCACGGTCGATGGCATCTTGCAGCGCCTCGATGTCGGCATACGCGCGGGCAAGGCTCCCGGCCAGGATCAAGTCAGCATCGGTCCAGGTATCACGCGGGCGTGCGGTGACAATGGCATTCCAGAACGGCCTGGCAGCCTTCCCCACGCGCACAAACGCAGGCGGCGCTATAGGTCCAAGCGCAACGGCCTGAGCGGCTGCTACGGCGGCTTTGGCGCTGTCTGAGCGGGGGCGGCGGGCGGTCATCTTCATGGCACTTAGCAATAAAAAAGCAGGGAGGGGGCGGTCTTCTCCCCGTCGGTTGCTGGCGATTTTGCCCAGTGATGCGCCGGATCGAGCGGCATTCCGTTCGTGTCGCAGCCCAGGTAAACGCTTTTGTTCATGCTCGCGGCTGTCTTCAGGGAGTGACAGGTGTGACAAAGGCTCTGAAGGTTGAGGCGGCTGTTGTCGTCGGTGTAGTCCTCGCGGCTGTCCTCGATGTGGTCAACGTCAGTGGCAGGCACTACCAGGCCACGGGCGGCACACATACGGCAGAGCGGCTCACTTGCCAGCACCTCGGCGCGCAGGGTCTTCCACGCGCTGCTGTTCAGGCTCAGCGTGCGTTTCTTCTTCATGCTGCTGCCCCTTTGGCTTGTGCATCCTGATCGGCAGCATCGGGTTGTGCATTCGGTCTTCCAGTGGCAGGCGTTGCATCTTCAGTTTGCGCATCGTCGATTCCTTCAATGGCTGGCAGGTTCTCAATGCGGCGGACCTCGGACTTGAGCATCCATCCATCTTCTATGCCGCGCTGGTAGAAGTTGGCGCGGGCCAGGCTGTCGCCACGCAGCAGACCTTCCACGTTGTGCTCGACGAAGAACGCCGGATTGGTAATGCACGCTCGGTTGATCGCCTGCTCCCACATAACGAGATGGCGGCGCAGGGTGTTGGTCACGAAGAAGCGGGCCAGCTCGACCACGTTGGAATAGTTCGCCGCCTCCATATCGCCAATCATCACGGGCGGTACGCGGAACAGACGCGCTGTCTCGACGATGGACAGGCGCCGGGCTTCGATCCACTCGGCATCCTCTAGCGTCATGCTCACAGTCTTGAACGTCGCGCCTTGTGGTAGCACTGCTGTCTTGCCGTGGTTGGCGATACCGGCTTGACCAGCGGACCAGCTCTCGCGGATCTGTCCTGCCTGCTCTTTCGTGGTGCCGGGTGGTGTCTCGATAACGCCTGATAGCTTGGTGCCCTGCTCGAACATCTTGGCGCCGTGGGTGCGCTCTGCCAGGGCAAGGCCGATAGTGTCGCGGGCTACCTGAATAGGCGAGCGTCCGAGAATCCCGTCGTCCGAGTGGTAACGCAGGTGCAGGACTTCATCGGCCAGCAGGCGGCGCTGATTGCCTTTGCCGTCAACGTGCTCATAGACCAGATTGCCCAGGCTCGAACGAAGCACGGTCACGCTGTCGGGGTGCATCGGCAGCAGGGCTTTGACGGAGCCGTTCGGGTTCCACACGATCTCGGCATAGGCATTACCACGCAGCAGAACATGACGCTGCATCTGCTCGCGGAATTCGAGCGCGGTCTGGTAGTTGTTGGGCGCGTCGTGCAGCAGGCGGTACAGCGGGTGCGTCTTGGCCTTCTCGCGTCCGTTGTCGGTGTTGCGGTACACGTCGAGCGGCAGACTACCGACCGTCTCAGAGATAGCCGCCACGCAGGCATACACGGCGCTGATACCTTCGGCGGTGGTTGTGTTCACGTCTACGCCAGCCACGCCAGGAAAGCCCGTTAGGCGGTCGTAGTAGGTGTCATAAGCCGGGGTCGTCGGCTCGGGGCTGGATCGTTTGAACAGGCGTTGAATCAGGCTCATGCGATGGCCTCCAGATACAGACGGGCCAGGCGAACCGAGCGCGGCAATTTAGAACGAACTTGGACGCTGGTTGCGTCATAGGCCGGTTTGGCCGTGATGGTGATCTCGAATAGATCCACGTCTCGCAGCTCGCGGACGGGTTTCGCGCCTTCGGCCCAGGTGTCACGAACAGGTAGAAACCCGAACGAACAGCCGGCCACGTCGCCACGCTTCACCAGCTCGGCCAGATCCCGGCCAATGGTGGTGTCGGGAAGGTCCAGCTCGAACGCCAGACCTTCGGAATCTTCGGTGAGTCGCAGAGTGCCGGCACCCAGGCGACCGAGCAGCGACTTGTCGTCGTGCTCATAGATCGCCCCTATGTTTCCAGCAGAAGCGGCGGCAAGCGTCCGGGTGAAGGCACCGGGGCGGATGACTTCCACAAACTCGCCCAGGTCCGTTTCGGAGTTGAACCGAGCGGCATAGCCGGTCAGCTTGCGTCCGTCAGGCTTCAGCCCATTGCTTGCGCGCCGTTCCATTGCTTAGACCTCGGTCGCTACGACAAAGCCTTGCGGGTGGCGCACGGCGGTGTCTACGGTGGCCATAGCGCGAACCTGAATGCCGCCGCGGCTGTAGGCCGGCTCAGCGTACGGGTTCACCAGAATGTCCACCTCGCTCCAGACGCCAA